AACTCGAACCCGGTCAGCACGTCAGCGGTGACCGCGAATTGGGCGTCCTGAGCGGTGAACATGACCACGGTGGCGCGGGTGTGACACGACGCGTCCAGCGTCGCGGTGCATTCATGGGTACCGGGTGCCTGCGACGTTTTCGCCGACACCGACATGCCTACGCCGTTGGCCCCGTCGGTGCGGCCCTCCTGCAACAGTTCCGTCCAGCCGTTTGTGTGCGCCGACCAGGTCGGAACTGTGGACGTTTGGGCCCGGGCGGGGTGCACCGCGAACCCGAGCAGGTCATACGACGACGCGGCCGTGGTTGTGCCGGTCGACCGGGTGGTGGTCGGCACAGCGTCGTCGAACGGGTTGATACCGGACGCTAAATGCACCGGCGCGGCCTGGTCCAGGCCGACGAGCTCAAACACGGACCAGCAGCACTGATCGCCGGCACCGGTGACGAAGTCCAACGTCCACGACGTTTCCCCGCCGGTCGTGTTCTTCCAAAACACGTACGGGGTGGTGCGTTGGAACGGTGACGCGATCTCATCCGACGCCCACGCAAACCCGGTGGGCGGCCCTAGGCCGGTGGCCGCCGAACCGTCGGATGCGCTCATCGCGCAGATCACCACAGTCGACCCGGCTGTAGTCGCCGCGAGCAGCGTGACCGTGCCGCTGGTGCCGTCGAAATCGCCTGAGTTTTGCTGGAGGATGTTGTCCAACGCGAGCGGCATTTTCAAAGGCTCCAAACGGATCCGGGGGGTGTTCGGGGGGTTACGCGGACACGGTGCGGGCCATCACGCCACGGTCGAGGTCAACGCCCCGACTGCCGCCTGGAGCGAATCGCCCGTGCCTGGTGTCCGGTCGGCAGTGAGCTGAATGACGTCGATGACGTTGCCGACACCCGACGCCGTGGTCACGATGAGAATGTAGCGGATGATCGCACCCGTACCCGCGGTGAACGGACCAAATGTCGGGGTACCGGTGTTAGCGATCACAGACGGCTTAGCGAGGGTGGCGCTGCCCCACGGGATAATGACCCGCGCATAGCCGGTTGCGGTGTATTCCGTGACACCGGTCTCGGCGATCGTTGTCGCGGCGTCGGTGGGCACCGTGGCCGACGTGCCCAATAGACCCCACACGTTTGTCGCCGCCGGGGACTGTGTCTTGAGATGAATCGCCTCAAGGGCCTGAGCAGCCGCATACCTGGTGGTGGTGTTGACCGCCATCTAGCACTCCTCGAAGTCTCGCGCAAACGCTTCCGGCTCGATGGACGTGGTGCGCTGGTTGCCTTGTAGGTCGGTCCAATTGACGAGCACCAGGTCGCGGTCCTCGTCGTGGCCGACCACCGTAACCTCGGTGTCCGGCGCCATATCGAGGTCGTGCATCTCGGATGGCAGGTCGTCGGACACGTTGGGGTCGGCGACACGGGCGCGGGCGGCCAGGCCGCCGTCGGCCTTGTAGCGGTGACTCACGTGAATCTCCTCAATCAGGGCGGTGTCAGCGGGTTGAGTGCGGGCACGACTTCCCAGTGCCAGTCAGGCGCCGGGAATGAGTACCGCGGCAGGCTCGACCCGCCGTAAGCCGTCTTCGCTGCGGCCAGGATGTCGACCCGACGGGCGGCGTCGTAGGAGACGTTGTAGTCGTCAATGGACTGTGAAGCAGCGCCGCTCGGGTTGCGGAACGCGATCCCGGCTAGCTCAATCGCCCATGCCCAGATGTCGTCCGGGACCGGGTCCGGCGGCCACGGCGTCAGTTGGGTGGCGTTCTTGAGCCATCCTGACGCGTAGCGCCGGACCCGGGTCGCGGTCTCTGTGTCGACGCTCGGAACCTGCAACCAAGACGGCAGATCCACGAGGTCGAACAGATCAGCCACGGCCTATGCCTTGGCTGCCTTGGCGGTGGCCGCAGCCTTGTCCGCTGCCGCCTTGTCAGCCGCAGCCTTGTCAGCCTCGGCCTTCTTCTCGTCAGATTCCTCCGCCTTCTCCGGCGCGTCTGCCTTCGCCTCTTTCTCGGCCGCCAGGCGCTCCGCCGCGTCTGCGGCGAGAGTGCCCTTCTCGGCCTGCGCGAGCTGACCATCCAGCGGCGGGTGTTCGGTGAGCCGCACCGGATCCGGACTGGGCGCCGCAGCGGGCGCGTCGTCCGGGACGGCCTTCACGCCGCCGGTCGAGACGAGAACGAACGTCGTGAAGGGGGACACCCAGTCGGGCAGGAGTTCGCCCTGCTTGAGGATGACCGCCTCGCCCGTCTTGGGGTTGTCGACCGAGCACTTCGCCCATACAACCTGATGTGCCATGTCACACCCCTGTGATCTTGAAGCCGGCTCCGGGCTCCTGCACGATCGGAACGACCGGCCGGCGACCACGGAGGATCCACTTGTCAGATGCGGCTGGATCGCGCCGCGAGAATGACTCGACCCCGTTGGCCGGGTCGCCCTGGTACTCAGGACTGGGGATGACCTCGTAGCCGATCCCGCCGAGCATCGTCGAGTCGACCACGAACACCGTCGAGGCGACCGGCAGGTTATTTGTCGGCAACGGCAGCAGACCGGCAATCTCCCGGACCGCGGCGATGCCGGCAGCCGTAACACTGTTGCGGTCCTCGCGGGACAGACCCGCGATGACTGCCGCGTTGCCGACCAGCCGCGCGAGGCTCATGTCATTCATCACGGCGATGTCGGGCTCGTAGCCCTGGTCCAGCGCCCGGATCTCGGCCGCCGCGCCCATGAGGTCGAGCAGCGGCGCCGATGATGTGGTCGGGTCGTTGGTGATGACCGACCAGGCACGGGCCGCACCCACACCGCCGGGTGAACCGGCCGCACGAGTGCCGGTAACCGCAGCCGCGATCGCAGCCAGAGCCACCGCGTCGACCTGCCGGACGATGTAGTTGGAAATCTTGATCAGGGCCTTCTCGACCGCCTGACCGCCGTAGCGGCCAATGTGCTCGTCCGTCACCGGAACGTCCTGGCCCCACTTGGTGATTGCCGCGAGCGCGGCGGTACCGGGTGCGGCGGTGGTCATCGGGTACTCAGAGCCCGGTGCCACTGCCTCGGGTGCCTTCGCGGTGAAGATGGACTCGGTCAGCTCGTACAGGATCGAACCGCCCTGCACCTTGAACTTGCCCGAGAGCAGAACGTCAGCGATGAAGCGGTTTTCGGTCAGTGTCCGCAAGCGCCGCATGACGGCAGCGGGGGACTGGAGGAACCGGCTGATGGTGAGGTTGTCACCAGTGATGGTCGGAGCAGCCGGTGGGTACACGTGAGGCATCTATGTCTCCCTTCGGCTTTTATCGCAGGAGCAGGACCCGCACGAGGGCGAGGTCCACTCCGGTAGTGAGGGCGAGTCCGATCATCTTTTCGAAGGTGGCCGCGCCGATCGTGGCGACGGTGCCATCCACCGAGCCGACCGTGACCGGCGTACCGGCGACGATCGCGCCCTGGCTCACGAGGTCATGGACACCACCGCTGATGACGTTGACCTTCGCGCCGATCGCCGCGTCGTGGCCGGCAACGCCGCACACGGCTCCAGCGCCGGCAGCCGTCGCCTTGGCGACGGTTCCGGTACCGGAGACCATGACGACGTTGCCGCCGACAACGGCGGCAGATGCCTGCGACGTGAAGTGCCGGCCCTTGATGGTTTCGCTGTAATCAGCCACGGCTACGCACCCACCTTCGAGCCCGGGTACATCGCGGCGTACACGAGATCGGTCTCGGTCTCGTCACCCACACCCGGGTAGCCCGACGCCATCACGGGGATGACGTTGGCCTGGAGGTTGTCGACGGTTACCTTGGTGCCGTCCGGGTCGGCCGCCCACAGCTTCTTCCAGTAGTCCAGCCGGGCCGGCGGGAACTTGCCCGCCTTGACTGCGGCGGCGAGCACCGAGTCGCACTCGTTCTCGCGCAGCTTGCGCCACGCCTCTTCGCCACGCGTCGCCTGCACTCGAAGCGCGCTGTACTGCGCCGGGTCGAGCGTAATGACGGACGCGGCTGTGACGGGGCTCGGCACGATCGGGGGCAGCAGCGTGCCGCCGTCCGACTCTCCGCCGCCGTCGCCTGACGCAGGATGGAAACCGGCCTCCGCGAGAGCGTCCATCACCTCGTCATTTGTGAGGTCGTCGGTAAGACCGAGCGCCTCTCGGAACTTTGCCGGATCCATTGGCATGCCGGCCTCCTTCTTTCTCTTGGGTGGAGCTGCCGCCTGGGGGGCGGGGTCTGGGGGGTCCTTTTCGGACGGTGGGTCCGCCCCGGCCGCGGTCACGGTGGCCTGGGGGGGCTGCGCCGGGTCGTTGACCGGGGCGGACGCGACGAGCCGCGTCGCCGACGATGCGGCGAGCGCGGTCTGTAGATCGGCCAAGGACTTGATGTTGCGAACGCCGGGCGGCACCGCGCCCAGGAAGGACAGCCCCGACAGGATGAGGGAGTATTTGCGCCCGTCGTACTCGAAGTTCTGCCAGCCCTCGATGGAGCGGTTCGGCCATCTGGTTGGCGCCGCCGCGGACAGCCAACCGGGCATGCCCACGATGTCGCCCTTAAGCACCGGGCCGCGGTCGTCTTCGAGGTAGCGGACGTTTGTCACGGACCCGAAGGTGGGTTCGCCGTCGAATCGGCTATCAACGTGGCCGAGCTTGATTGCTACAGCCTGCCCGCCAGATGCGGTGTAGAAATCGGCCGCGTCGCGCAGCATTTCGGGGGTGAAGTTGCCGTCGCCGACCGACACCGTCCACGGACCCGGCCGGGCCAGCTCGACGTCGCGCAGCTCTGCCGCGGCGGCCTTGACCTTGAGGGCGCGCGTCATCAGCCCACCCACCTTTCGGTTACGTGGGCTCAGCGCCCTAGATCAACCGGGGCCTATCCGGTCGCCACGCGGCGGCTTACCGTGCTTGACCCTGTTGAGGTCCGACCCGGCATAGAAGTGATACCGCTCGAAGAACCACCGGCTAGCGAAGGTCTTGGCCTTCAGCGGACCGACGTGTTTGGTCAGATGCGCGACGAGTTCAGTCCAGGTGCTCCACTTGGCCGCGCCCCCGCCGTACACCCAGTAGTGGTGCAACTCGTCGTTTCCGGGGGTGATGTCGCGGCCGGCGGCAGCGGCGAGCTGATCCAACGCAACCCTCCCCCGGACATGACGAAGGCCCGCACATGGCGGGCCTTCTTCGCGTTTACACGAGGTGCGGGATTACCGGCGTTCGCGCGCTTGGGTGTAGGCGGCGGCGAGCTGTTGGTAGCTATCCGCGGTTAGGCGGGGATCGGCGTTGACCGCATCCCACGAGTTCGGGTCGGGTGGCTCGGGGTCGGCCCCCGCCCACGCCTCGTCAACCGTCGCGCGACGAGCCAGCGCCGGCCACTCGCGCGCGGCGAAGTCGGCTACCACCTCGTCGAGGCTCATCCGTCCGTCGGCGAGCTTGTCGAGTACGGCTTGGACCGTCTGCGCCATCAGCCCTCACCCACGCTTACCAATGCCTCTTCCGGGAACTTCGCGCCCTCGCGCGGCTCCCAGTGCAGGCCGTTGTCGCCGGTGAAGGGTTGACGGTGGTCTGCTCGGCCGGTCCAGATCTGGTCGGGGATGCCGTCAGGGTACGACTCGCACGTCTGCGTCGTACCGCCCGTCATCAGCGGCGAGCGCCAGCGGGCGCAGGAGAGGCACTGAGGTGGCCGCAATAGGACCGTCATTGGTCTGCCTGCTCGTCGGCCGGTTCGTTGCCGGACGGCTCGCTCTCGGTGCTCTCATCGTCACGGTCGCTACCGACGAGCTGCTCATACAGCAGCCGGTTCGCCTGCGCCTGCTCCTCCGGGGACAGGTTGCCGGGGATGTATCCCCCACGCAGCTCACCCATCACGCACCTCCTGAGGCAAGTCTACGTCGGCGCTACCCTGCCCGCCGGTGCCGCCCAGGTCGACGGTCTCGAACGTGCCCAGGTTGAACATCGAGACCTGGTCGAACTCGCGGCCGATGCGTGCGCCTTCGGCCTCGTCCTGCGCGACGATTGACACATCAAGCCAGACCTGATCGGTGTCGCCGTCGATCTCGCGCCACGCGCCCAGGTAGTGGCCCGGCTTGGCCAACAGATCAGCGTTGTCTCGTTCGTACTGGTCGATTGCGTCAGGGGTGAAGTCGGCGAACGGGATCACCCTCGACCGCTTCGGGTAGGGCGAAACCGCAAACCCCGTGACCGCGTACTCATGGTCGCTGACGCTGTAGGTGAAGCCGCCCGCCTCAGCGCGAGCGAACAGATCGCGCACGCCAGCCTGTTCCAAGCGCCATAACGGCAGCTGTCCCGGGCCGCGACCCCGACTAGCACCATGAAGGTCGTAGTTCGCCTGGATCGTGGCGAAGATCTCGTGCGAGAGGTCCGAGGCGGCATCGCCGTTCATCATGACGTCGCTAAAGGCTTCCGCCACCATCTCGTGCGGTTCGGTCGCGCCATAACCGGAAATCTCACTACGGGCGAAGGCGACCTCGTTGGTGCCGACGACGCTAGCGTGCCGGCGGACGATCGCCAGCGCATCCTGAGTGATCTGTTCGTCGTGGACAGTGACGATGTGGCCGAACTCGTGCGTCGCCACACCGGCCACGGTCGGCGCGGCCTGGAATTCAGTGATCCCGGCCATCTCCAGCTGCATCCGGTAGTACTGCGGCCCGCCGACGATGTTGAAGTACATGATGTCGTCGTTGTCGCCATACGCGCCGGTGGTCGTCAGAGCCGCGGAGTCAAACGTAGGGTCGCCGCGGTGGAATAGTTCGTCGGCCTCGACGGCGCCGTAGGTGCGAATCGCGCGGAGCCGGTTGTTGGGGAACACTTGCGCCGCCCGCAGGAGCGCCTCGCTAGCCTCACGAGCCATCTGCGTGTCCATGCCCCTGAAGCTCACGTCAACCGGACGCCCCATGATCTCTTCGAGTTCGCGGGCGGTGACGGTGGCAACACCCTTGGGCGTGCGAACCTTCCTCAGCGAGGCACGTATGGACTGCCCGGATTCAGCCATGCCGAGCTCTGTGCCGAGCGCCCCAAGCCCGCCGCCCGCGTCTTCACTGGCGGGCGAGCTGCGCATGGCGAGACGCCAGTGGAACCGCTCCTCAGAGAGTTGCTTGGCGAGCCACTTGCGCTTGTTGTCCAGTGACAGCGCCGTCGGCAGCTTCAGCCCCACCGTGCGTCCATTGGCGCCCTGACCGCCGGGGAACTTGGCGGCCAGCCTCGACAGCTCAGTGGCGTTGAGGTCTTGGAAGATCTCCAGCTTCTGCACCTCGGTCATGCCGCGGCCCAAGCTGATCCGATCGGCCAGGTCGTCAAAGTCGCCCGACACCAGCCTGCGGCCGGTCGGCAGGCCCGACGGCCGCGGACCCTTCGCCCTGCGGGCGCGAGGCGTAGCCCCGGCAGGGGTGGCCTTCTTTATCGCCGCAGCCCTGGCGCGGTCGTACTGTCCGGGCGACTCGTAGTGAGCAACGATCTTGTCAAGCGCGTCGTCCTTCGACGACTTGGACGTGCCTCGAACACCGAGCTGGGAAGCGAGCTTCCGCGCCTGGGTCTGGTTCTTCACCGACTCCGCGAGGATCCGGCGCCGATCGCCCGGCGAGGCAGCGCGGAGACGCTTGTCGACGGTCGTAGAGTCGATCGGCGCGATGCGGGCCTTCGGTACGGCCTTCTTCGGCGCAGCCTTCTTCGGCGCCATGGACTTCCTGGGGGCACGACCAGGCTTCGCCCAGCCAAATTTCCGGGCGTAGTCAATCGCAGCGGGGTTATCCGTACGTCCGCCAGACAGGGACCACTCGGCAAATGCCTCGGCGTACGCCTCCTTGTAATCCGTCTTGCCATATGGGGACAAGGTGTCCTTATTGGCCTCACGAGCACTGTGCGCCGCTCCGCCGTGGCCATGCTGGAACATCAGCACATGCCCATACTCGTGCGTGATGTGGTACCGAACCTGCGTTGTGGACGAGTCCCGAGCCACCGGCATGAACCAACTCGCGAACCCGGACCCGTTGTCTTGCTTCTCGTTCGGCTCCCAAGAACCGTTCAACGCGATCTCAGTACCGGCATCTCCCGTACTCGCCTTGCCTACTGGGGACTCGTGGCCGGTAAAAACAATCCGAATCGGCTTAGGTGGCGGTTGGGTCTCGATCAAGGTGTCAAGAACATCGGCCGCCTCCATCGCGACGGCCTCGGGGATCCGGTACGGAGCCGGGGTCAGCTCGTCATCTGTGGTCACGCTCCTGCCTATCGGGTAGCGCCCAAACGGAACAAGGACGCGCTGCGGACCGTTAGTGAGCACGACAGAGCCCGGCGGCGCCTCGCGCAGGGCGATTCCTACACCTAGGCCCTCGTGATAGCCAGCCGGAGACTCTAGCCCGAAATGGGCGTCGCTGGCCACGCCCTCGGTCGCTATCTGCGCGGCACGCTCGGCCCGATAGTCCGCTGCCGTTACCTGCGTCCATTTGCCCCGCTGCCACGGCGTGGCCTTGCGCGTCGGCGCCCTCTTGATGGCGCGCGTCGTCTTCGCCTTGTGTGCCGCGATCTCCTCGGCGGTAGCCGGCTCGGCGGTAGCCCGGCCAAGGCGCACACGCTCGCCGTCGATGTCGGCCTCGTACCCCGGCCGGACAATGTGGACGAACGTTCCCGTCGGTGTCCCTCCGCCGTCAAGCAGCTCATGCTTCTTACGATCGAACGCTTCGAGTTCGCCAGCCCGCGCGGTGTAGCGGCTCAAGCCGTGCTCGGCGGCCAGACGATCCGTGACGCTATTGACCCGATCGCGGCCACCGGATCTTCCAGCGGCGACGAGATCGTCCACAGTGGTCTGCGGAAGGCCGTGGCGGCGACCGTCAGCGCGAATGGTGCGCTCGATCGCGGCCGGCGACATCTCGCCATCGACCATCTCGTCCAAGCGGGCCAGCGTCTCGGCGACCGGGCGCGCACGGTCGATCTTCGCCTGACGGGCACCACCACCGCGTTCAAACGCGAGCGGGAAGGTCTTCTTCTCGTCGTCCTCGAACAGAGTCCGGTAGTAGGACAGCCAGTCGGCGAACTGGGCGTCGTCGACCTCGCGGCCGGCGGAGCGTGGCCGCTTCGGGGCGTGAGCGAACTGCTCTTTACGGTCGGCCGAATAGGTCGGCAGTGCATGCCCGCGGCGCATCAGAACAAACGCAGCCAGGGCGCTGGATGTCTTGCCAACCCCGTCCGCCCAGAAGTGGTCGGTGAGGTTCATCCGGTATTCGATCCACGCGGCAGTCTCGACCGGATCCCGTCGGTCGGTGTTCATCCGGTGCTGTAGCTCGTCGAAGAACTGACGCGCTGCTGCCGGCAGATCCGCGACACGCGTGTAGTTGGGGTACTTGTCAGAGTCGTGCTCGCGGTACAGCACGCCAGGCTTGAGGATGCCGTGGTTGATCGCCCGGACAACATTCTCAACGAAATCGCGCAGCTCGCCGGAGTAGTCAAACTGCCGCTGCCGCTGCCCGTACAAGTCGCCAAGGACCAGCCGGTAGTTCTCCTGCGCCAGCTTGGCCGCGGCGTCACCGCTGACGCCGGACATCTGCGCGGCCTTGTCCGGCGAAGCCGACGTATCAACCGTGCCGGTCGCGGTACGGCTCGTACGGGTCAGGTTCTCCATCGCGGCGTCAATGTATGCGCGCTTGGTGGGTGGTCCGTGGCCTTCATCGACCTTGACGGGCTTACCTGAGGACGTGTCCCACAACTCCCAGGTCTCGAACCTCGGCCGCAGGGTGTCGAACACGCCGCGGTTCTTGGTCCCGGCGCCGCCAGGGGCAACGCTCGCGCGGATGACGCGCGGCGGGACGTACCGTCCGCCCAGGCCTTCACCGGCGCGGTACTTGTCGGCACCATCCCGGTACCGTGCCAGGGCCCGAGAGACCGATAGCTCCGCCGGGATGTCAATGAACACGCCGTGGATGTCGGTATACATGTTGCGGCGCAGCTCATCTAGCCGCTTCGCAACCGACCCCTCCGAGGACATCGTGATGTCCCAGACCACGTTCTTACGGTCGTGGTAGGCCAGCTCAGCGAGCATCTTCGAGATCCGCGAGGACTCCTCGTGAATCAGCGAGGACCGCTCCATTGGCGACAGGTCCGGGGCACCGGGGATCTCGGGGATCAGCCCACGCTCGGCGAGGATTTCCTTGATGTCATCGGCGTTGACCATCACGTACTGGTCGAGATCAAGACCAGCGTGTCCCTTGAGGACGGTTGTCTTGCCGGCACCACCAAGGCCGCCGGAGATGATCGCCTTGCCCTCGGAGGGAACGTGGTCGTAACGGGCGTACAGCTCGGCCGCAATCGTGCGGTGCAACGCGTCCCGTTCCGGTGTCCACACGCCGAGACCATCGGTGTAGAGCACGTCAGTCGCGTGGGTGGCCATCGCATCGCCGACGGTGGACTCCACATAGTCCATGCGGGCCTGGAACTCTGCGTCGTTCATCGGAGCCGACGGGTCGGGCTCGGGTGCCTTCTTCGCGGCGGGCTTCACCGGTGCCTTCGCGGCGGGCTTCTCCGCGGGCTTCGCCGGTGCCTTCGCGGCAGGCTTGTCACGCTTCTCGCCATAGGACCGCAAGGTGCTGGGCATCTTCCGATCGAGTTCCTCGCGCAGGTCGCCCAGCAAGGCGCGAGAGACCTCTTTCCGCGACGGCTTAGACCCGAACTTCAGGCCACGGACCTTCGTCGCGACGTCATGCAGCTGCTCCCCATCAAACCCTTGGAACGGATCGCCCTTACCGCCCGAAGCGGCCCACCGACGAAGCCCGGAAATGATCCGGGTGAAGGTCTCGCGGAACTTGCCCTCCGTGTCGCGCGGGTGAAGGTCGGGCCTGAACTTACCGGCCGCCTCAACACGCTCGGCCTCGTCAGCCTCACCGCTGTAGGCGTCGATCGCACCGGCCAGGGTGTCGTCGTCGCCGCCGCCGAACGTGTTGTCGCTGCCCGTATCACGCGTCGTCTCCTTGTCCTTCGGCGGCAGCCCATACCGCTGGCGCTCGGACTGCTCCAGCACGTCATCCGGCTGAATCACACCAGAGTCGATCAGCATCTTGACGGCCTGCGCCGTGGCCGCTTGCCTCGATCCAATCTCGTCAAAAACGATCCGCGGCGCTGGCTCTTTCTCGCCCCAGACCGTGTCGACCAGGTCTTCAACGATGTGCATGCTCGCCGTGGTGGCGATCTGCGCGGCCAGCGTTTGTAGCGACTGGGTGAAGAAGTCCATAAAGGACGCGCCGAGCGCGTAGCTGCCGTGGCTCTGGCTGTCCAGGTTCAGGAAGTGCGCTAAGACCGCCCGCGCGATTTGCTCGTCGTGGTATTTGACGACCGGCAGCGCATCAGGCAGCTGACCCTCGACGCCGACCAGGCGAAGATTCGCGCCAAACGGCACCGCCGACCCCGCGGCCTCACCGGACCGCCACGCCTGGGCCATCGCGTTGCCGCGGTCCATCTCAGCCTCGGCAGCCTCGCTCTTGGTCGCGGTGATCTCGCTGCCGATGTAGAGCGGGATGCCCATGCCGTTGCGTTCAATCGTCTGCGCCTGCACCCGCAGCAGCCGGTCCTTGATCAACCAGTTCTTGTACGCCTGACGGAGGATCGAGCGGCCGAGCCAGTTCGCGCCCTCCTTCTTGTAGACGTAGGCGACCAGGTGCTTCACCGGGATCGGCTTCTGCTTCTTGCCGATCATCGACGAATACTGGGTGATCGAGATAAGCCCACCGTCGGGGGCGACGTCGACGTGCTCGATCGTGCGCGGCATCCGCGGGCCCAGCTTGTGCAGGTGCGCCCGCTTCGCGTCGTCGGTGATCTGGTAGAGCTGCTCGAAGAACATGTGTCCAAAGGGGAGCATCAGGAGCGCAAGCTCGACGTGCTCCAACCAGCTGAACCGGTCCCGAGAGCGAAGCGGCGGCTCGGGGTCTTCGCGGCCGACGATCGGCAGCCCCAGGTCGTCGGCCACCCACTCGACCACCTCGTCCCGGGCCTTGGCCGGGTCGAGCCGCCACGGCGTGGCCAGGATCGGGCGGCAGACCGCCTCCAGCACCGACCCGACCTGGGAGTCCTGCTTGCGCATCTGGTCAAAGACGGCGATCGACTCCGGCCACTGGAGTTCCGGGGTGGTCTCCTCCGGGTCATACACCCACCAGTTACGCGTCGCGCCGTAGAAGGGGGTGGACTGCGCGTAGCCGATCTCGCTCACATGCGCTTTGGCCACGACTCGCCCCCCCTTCAGAATCCGGCCGTCATCAGGTCACCGGTCTCGGTCTTGACCCTTGTGGACAGTCGTGGCAGGGACGCGGCCATCATCGGCGGCGGCATCGTCATCGCCGCCTCCAGCGCGAGCACCGCGCCGATGCCGGCGTCGATCTTGTCCCGGTTCGGGCCCTTGACGAACACGAATTTGGTCCGTCCGTCGTCCTCTTCGTCCCGGACCCGGACCTTGCGCTTGTGCATCGCGAGCACCTGATCGGTGAGCACCTTCGAGCCGTCGTGCGTGTAAACGCCCTCGGTCAGGTGGGTCGAGAACCGGTCGCAGGCCCGCCACATACGGGTGGGCTGGTTGGTGTCAAACAGGACGACCTGGTCCTCGCCGTGCTCCTCGATCCAGAACTCGATCTCGGTCTGCCACTTGGCCGGGTCGCACAGCATCAGCCCGACCTTGTAGTACGCGAACGCCTCCGCGACCCGGGCCCGGACCTCCTTGCGGGGTACCCGCCAGCCCTTATCGACGTGGACGTGGCCCCGGCCGGTGTCTGGGCGCTGCCACACCTCGATGACAAACGTGTGCGGCTTCCCGTCGACGATGGTGCAGCCGATCAGAGCCGTGCAGTCATCCGAGATCGAGCCGTCAAAGCCAAGCCCGATGTACGCGCCGGGCGGGACCACGATCGCCGGATCGGCTTCGAGGGCTTCCCACCGCTTCGTATCGACTGCCTTGTGCCGGTCGTCGCGGTTGTGGTTGAAGAAGAACCGTTCGGCGTCTTCCCAGGGCGTTTCCGGGTCGCGGATGTCCTGCACCAAGCGGTTCAGATCGACCCACCACGCGTCGCCGTAAGCGACCTTGAGCGCGGCCTTCAGCGTCTCGTCGGAGTCCTCGGGCTTGACGTCGGGCGCCTCGACGGCGTCGTAGTAAATGCCCTGGCCCTGCTCAACAACCGCTTTGTGGGTGCCCTCAGCGACCGAATTCTCGCCCGGAGCGAAGGAATTCGTCGTTTCGTAGCTCCGACCGCCCATTTTCGCGACGTTGCGGCGAAGCGTCCGGGCCAACCGCACCCCGCCGTTGGTCGGCAGCCATAGGTGCGTCTCGTCCAATGTGGCGTCAGTGACCGGTTGGCCCTCACGTGACCCGGCCGACGCAGTCACCGGCTCCAGCTTGCCCGGCCGGTCCCGTAGGTAACACCGGGTCAGCCCGACGTCGATGCGCAGCTTGTCCGCTGCCTCGCCATCGTTGGCGGTGAGCAGCTCATAGAGCACCGAGTACGTGTTATCGGTCTGATCTTCGGACACAGCGGCGATCTGGACCCACGGATTCGGGTCATTCTTGCGCCCCCAGGGACGGCCGACCGGATCACCGGCCGCGTCGTACCCATCCGGCCGGACGTCGCCGGCCAGGGCCGCGATCGCCTTCGCCGCCTCCAGCGGGGACTTGCCCCAGCCCTTGGCCCGGCGCGAACAACCACGGCGATAGATGAACCGCAGCGTCACCGGGTCGAATGTGTACCAATCGACGAGGATCAGGGCCTGTTCGCGGGTGAAAAGCAGTGGCTCATCGTGGTTCCGCGGCGACGGGAGTACGTCTGACCACCACTCCAGCAGCTTCCAGCCCAGCGACGGCAACTCACCCTCGGTGTCAGGCCCACGCCACGGCATCATCGACCCCCGGTATGGTGAGCACGACCGGGGTGCGCGAAATACCCGCTAGTCCGTCGGGGACGCTCGATCAACGCAAGCCGCGGGTACCCGGCCGCCATCTGTCCACATCGAAGCGCCGTCGTCGAGCACCTTCACAAGCGACAGCTCACGGAAAGGCGCCAGCCACGGCGGCGGCGAAGGCTGATCCGGGGCAAAATGGCGGGCCCAGATCGTGCCGTCGTCGTCCACATAGACCTGATCGGGCACGCCATAGCCCCGGCGGTGCGGAACCACAGTGACGAGCGGCACACCAGCCGGGCGCATTTTCACGCCTCCTTGACAGCCCGCAAATGCCCGTACCGGCTCGGCTTCGACGGCTCGGGCTCGGCGGTCGGACCCGGCGCAATCTGCATACGCAGCCGCATCCGGTCCTCCGGTGTTGCGCCGAACTTCGCCGCCCGCAGCCGCAGCTCACTGGCGAACTCCCACCGACCCTGCGACCACATAGTGTGATGCATCAATGCCGTGTCCAGGAGGAAATCCCAGTCCGTCGATGTGAAGGACTGTGCCTGCGGTGACTCGCGCCACGTCCGCCACCAGTCACGAGTGCGCGGGTGCCACTGTTCGTGTTTGGGCAGCACGTCAATCGGCAGGTTCGGGCCGCGCAGCTCACCATCGGCCGGCGCGCTCAGAATTACAGGCGGCGGCGTCACATTACGGCGCCGCCGGGTCGCCGGATCCTTGGGCGCAGGGCCGTGACCTGCCATTTCTGCACCCCCTTGTCCACATTGGACGGTGTCACGTTGGGTGATGTGACCCACGGAACGTCACTGTGCGTAGTGGCCAAACCCGTACAAATTGCTTGGGGGG